TGAGAATATCCTGCTAAATCTCCAGCAGCAATAGGAATGTTAGCAGCAGATCCATAACTATTCAATGGATTGCCATTCTGGTCTGCCAGCATCACTACTTCAAAGTTGGTAGTGTCCTGTGCCCTATAGTCTTGAGTATTTTTATTCCACTGTGCCATTAGTTTACGTAAGCGATTTTAGATGCTAATACTACTTATCCTGCGTATGCTACCTTAGTTGCCAAAACTGTATCAGCAACAACAGCACCAGTTCCATCGGATGCTGTGTTTGCTCGAATTACTGCTGTGTAATCTTTTTCTAAAAGAACTCTTTCGCCAGCAGCAATACCAATACGAGTTACGACATCTCCAGAAACAGTAATATAAACAACGGCAGCATTTGTGTTAATAATAGATACTAATGATGCTGAGTCAACAGAGACATCTGCAGCAATATCAACTGGTAGCGAAAGTGGATGGAGGATCATGGTTCTAAGGTTTTTTACTATTTATCTGTGTCTGCTTTTTTCCCCATCTCTTTGATCATTTTCTGTAGATCTGCTGTAGATCCAACAAACATGGTATTGTTTACGGTTGTGGGTCCTGCTTTTTTGGTGGGGGCATTTAAGTCATTCATCTTCTTCTGTAGATCCAGAAGCTTGTCGGTGGTGTCTGCTACCTGCTTCATGGCGTTTACAGCGACTTCATATGCCCTAGGGTGCCCAGACTCTTGAGCAACCTCTAGAGCGCCGTCTAGCGCCTCTCTGCCCTTCTCTATGAGTGAATAGAGTTGACCTCTGCTATATTCATAATCTTTCTTTTGATCGTCTTCTGACTTGACCGGTACTTGCTCGGTAACTTGCTCGGTCTCTACGATCTCCCCACCGCTCATGTCGATGTCAAAGATCTCTTCCATATTCTTTTCAAATTCTTTCATGGTTTAGAAAAAGGTATCGATTTCTCCACTGAATCCAAAGTCATCGGCAGGTCCTAGAGCAGCAGTGTCTAGAGCATCCACGATGCCATCTCCATCAGGTTCCGGAGCGATATCAGTAACAGCTTTTGGTGTGTATGTAAGTCTTGTAGTTCTGTCAACAATGTTATTGACTGATTCGTATACCAATGCTTTCTTAATAATATCAGACTGATTAAAGGGACCGTAGATATATGTTTTAGCAGTGAAGCTTAAAGTCCAGTCAATAATTCTCCTATCATTAAAATTACCAGACCACTCGTCGTCGTAGTTAATATTGTTTAGGAAGATAGCAACATCTCTTTTCTCATCCATGTCTGGGATAAAATTAAGAGTGATGTTAAATTGTGGTTGGAAATATGGTAAAATTTGTTCTAGGATTTGTAGACCATCATCTTGATTTCTTGCTAGAATACCTAGAGTAAAATCAATAGCGTATGGAACGGGTACAAACTGTACTCTAACTTCGTCACCATTGTCAGCAACTACAGTTCTATACTTCTGAATTGGAGATGTCTTACGTCCTGCATCATAGGTAATACCTGTCATTTCAAAATACATTCTTGGGAATGTAGTTCCTACCTTAGATAGATCTGGGTTTTCTTCTAGACGCGTGAGGAACTTTTCCTTTGGACCATAACCCAAAGGAACTTTTTGTTTGCCTAGAACTTCTGACGGGTTGACAGGATTGTAATCCTCAACTGTCATATTATTGAATAATGTTCCAAAACCTACTACGGTTTTTTTAATCGCTTGATTATAAAAATGTGTCCCTAACATTAAAAGTCATTCCCAATATTACCATATTCGCCAAATGGATTAGTCTCAGTGAAATCAAGGAAGCCATCCGCAGCGTCTTCAATATATTTATTATCTTCAAATTCTGAACTTGTGTTTTCCATCTCAACTAAATCAACAGCGTCAGCAAGATATCTCTCACGATAGATCCAGAATGTTTCTGTAGCTTCATCAAATACAGCATCGTCGAATGTTCTTGCTGGGAATGTAAAGTTTAGATATCCAGCAGGATCGTCGGGTCCTCCGAGACCACCGTTGTATGTGACATTAACATCAGCAACTGTATCAATCAAAGTATAAGTATCATTCTTAGGATATCTACCTTCATTTCTCCATGTTGTTTCTTGTGTTCCGATGGTGTATATACCATCAGTCTCGGTAGTCTGTGTTGGATATCCTTGTGCCAGTACAGCATAGTTATTAGCGTGACTACCAGTGGCATTAATAAGCTTGAGAGTTCTGGTTGGTCCTTCCCATCCAGCAACTTCTGCTGTAATACCAGTCGCTGTATAAACAGGACTACCACTAACCTCTGTTACTGTGTGATATTCAACAGTATCGCCAACATAGTAATTTCCTGTTCCGCCCTCGGTTAGAACAAGAGTTAGTGACTGATCTTTCTGTGACTCAATAAAGTCAATCTCATCAATACCAGTCTCGATATCATCATTGCCAACCTGATAGATTTCACATGTCATTGTGTAGAAATAAATCTTTCCTAGTTGATAGAAAGGCATTTCTCTTTCTACAAACTTAATCTCATATAAATCACCAGTCAAAGGTAGATAAATTAAATCCCCTTCGTTTGGTCTAGATATAATCTCAATACCAGGCAATCTAAATTTTTCTTCATCCCACCTTCTGGCAGATAAAGTCATTGTAATTTCATCTGTAACTCTTAGACCAAACTTAGAAATAAATTCTGATTGAGGTCCGAAACCCTCTACATTTTGAAGCATAGCTTCAATTACAATTTTATCTTTAAACTCGGAGTAAACAATGTCGTTACTAAAATCTTCGATGTAAGCTTTTCTATTAATATAATAGACATCTGTTCCGAACAATTTAATTTGCTCATCAACTAGATCTTGAATTAAATTTGTCTCGCTACTATTATTCTTATAGTTTTGAGGAAAGTAATGACTTGTAGGCATTTTATCCGATCATGTCTAGAGGTGGAAGTTGATACTCATCACGTAGCTTCGCTTCTAGCATAGAAATTTCTTTCTCTGCATCTTCATATAATTGACGACCATTCATAGTAATGCCGCCAGGAAGTTGTACTCCGTTAAACTTAATCATATTTTGTCCCCACTGCCTTTTGATTAAAGCTGGAACATATTTCTTCAACCAACTATCATTCCATACCTGTGACCACTGAGACGGATCTAATGCTCTGTAACAATCAATTAGAATCCAATCTCCTACTTTAGGTCTATCAGTAGCAATATCTAAGAATAATTGATCTTGTTTTTTATTAAATCTATACTGTACTAAGTTTCCAGTATTGATAACCATATCTAAAGTCTCAAACCATTGTTTGATCATAAAGAAGTAAGACATATCAAAGTTGGAGAATGTATAACCAGAGTTAAATGAAAATACATCCATTAAGAAAAACTGATTAGAGAATCCCCACATCTCATTATCAGAAAGACCAGAAGAAACTCCATATACTTTGGAGATACCAACAACGTGGTCTGGAATAGGTAAATAGTTTCCTCTGTTCTGCCATCTAGAATCACTTTCAACAGAGTCAATAGTGATAGATCCAGAACCATTTGTTCCAATAGTAAGAACATCACCAACTACATAATCTTCGCCTTGAGAATTAATAATAACTTCGGTCAGTTGTCCAGCTCCATTGGCAACAATATTAACTGTTAACCCAGAACCAGATCCTGTTGTATTAGTTGTAGCTACATTTTCCTGAGCACCTGTAGCGTATCCAATTCCCGTAGAAGATACTGTATATGTAACTCCACCTGATGTTCCTGTTGCTGTATCAATATATTCTGATCGGGTAAATCTTTCTACATCATCTAGTGTAATTTTGTGCTTGAGTAGCATCCTCTCTACGCCATCAAAATGGTATTCTTGATACAACTGAATAGCATCGTCGATTAAATCATCAACTTGACCATCGTCAACGTTAATTTCTAATACTGGTGCTCCCAGTTTCCTTAAGCAGTAGTCCGTGAACTCTACACGGGTTGAGGGTTGTGCCATCCTTGCAACCTATTTTTAAGTATTTATCAGATGAAGATTGCTTGAGACACTGCTGCCCCACCAACAGGAACCGTATAATCAGCAACCCAATCAATTGCCCCTATCTCAATCCAACTTCGATTAGCAGCTCTTCCCGTTCCACCACCAGTTTGTAAAATACGAACCTCAACACCAGCCCCGTCAGCATTTGCCAAATTTCCAGCATTCCAAGTAAAACTATCAAGTTCGCCTGTTGTTGAAGCTACAGTCAGGTTAGTAGTTGCAACCGGTGTTCCATTTTCTAGTACGGATAAAGCATATTGTGGGTTGTTGGTTCCAGTTTTACGAATCCATACACGAATAGTTTGAAGATCAGCTCCAGAATTCAATGTACCTGATGGAGTTGGAAAAGTAACAATTAATTCGTTAGTATTTCCATTGTTTTCAGTATTTGTTAACCAGTTAGCATCAGGTGAAGTTGTTCCTTCATCGATATCAGTCAATGCTCCCGATAAACTTACCTGTGTTGTGATAGCATCGGGAATTAAAACTTCAGTTGCCATAATTTATCAAGCGGGTACTAAACGAAGTGCTACAGTAGCAAAAGTATGTGATCCAGCATTTGCTGTAACATCAAATTCCAACACATCACCAGCAGAAATACTAATTGATAATCCTGTTGTTTGTGTAGCGTATTGTCCAGTTGTCATTGATGGCGTTACAATGCTGGTATAAGTCGGGACAGATGTGAGAGGATATGCACCCGGAGAAATACTAGATACAGTCACGTTAAATGCACCAGTTGTCTGACCAATCAAAGTCCAAGCAGTGAGAGTATAGTCAGCATCAACTACAACGTGACCTTTAACACCAGTTGTAACAGAACCACTACCATCACCAATGGCAAAGTTGAGAGTTCTTACATTAGATACAAAGTCAAGATTGCCTGTGGCATCAATCTTTAGAACTTCATTTTCTGCTCCAATTGATGCCGGGAATGTAAGAGTATATGCTGTGGTAGTTGGATCAGCAATTAAACTAACGCCATCGCTATTATCACTATCCATCAAACTTAATGGTTTGTTAGATAATACTCTTACATCTCCAGTGCCATCAGCAGCAAGATCTACATTGCCATTTGTATTTGTTGCCGTGATAGAGTTGGCGTCGATGGTGATGTTATCTACAACTACAGAACCTGAAGTAAATGTTCCAGTTCCAGTTATATTCTCTACAGTTAATGTATTGGTGCTATCATTGTATTTGAATGCTGTCTCACCAGTAAATACAGTGGCACTATTGTATTGAACGGAACCATCGGTATCACCACCAGGAGATTGTGTAGTTCCTGTTGCCGTACCCCAAACCAATGTAGCAGCTGTTGCTGTTGGTGTAGGAGAAGTAGCAATCAATAATTGGTCTCCTGCTGAACCAATCGTAGATGGTAGGGTATATGTTCTATCAGCACCAATTGAAGCAGGTGCTTGGAAAGCAAGATAGTTTGTACCATCTCCCATTCTTAAATCACCCTGACTATCAATCAGTAGATTAGAACCATCAGTGGTAATACCTGATGTTCCACCCAATGAACCAGCATTGTTATACTGAAGTTGTCCTGTGCTACCAGCAGGTGATGCTGTAACTGGTTGCCAAGTAGTAGTCCCAGATCCATTGGTTTGTAATACATATCCACTCGTTCCAGCATCAGCTGGTAAAGTGAGAGTGTATGATGTCGTTACAACATCAGGAGATGCTAGTTGGACATAAGCACTCTCATCTCCATCCTCCAATTTAATTTTGGCACCACTTGTACTAACGCCCCTAACAACAGGATCTGTTAAAATTTCGCCTCTAGATAATGTCATTATGCCTGTGCCTCCGTCCAAGAAAGAACAATATCAAAGTCACCCGACTGGTTGTTATTATTTACAATGTAGAGAGCAATTGTTTCTGGACCATCAGGAAATGTTCCTGGTCCAGAAATAATTGAGTTTTGAACTTCTTTTAAACCAGTGAGATCAAATGTCTCAGAACCAGCTGATGTACCAATAAACTGGAATAGGATTTCTCCATCTATCGGATCATTTGTTGTTCCAACTAAAGTACCACCCTGAGTTGCAACCTGAGCAAATGATGGTTGGAAAAGAGATGCTGTGCCAACTGTCTGAACATTAGCATTAACCCAAGTCGCTGCTCCAATATTTGATGGATTAACGATAGCATAAATTTGATATTCTCTACCAGTAATATTATTAACTTCAATATTTTTGAGTGTAATTTGAGAACGATTTACAACCTCTCTTTCTCCAAATTCTCCTGGTAATGTATTTGAAACTGAAGGAGCGGGACGGAATAGAAGTAGGGTAGAACCAGTGTTTCCATTCACCGTTACACCACTCACGGAATAGTTAAATAAGAAACCTAAGTCTTTATCAAATCCACCATCCATAATTACAGATGAACCCCAGTGTGAAATGGTTGGGGAGAATGTGGTATTCAATAACATAGCAGTAGAACCAGCATCAAAATTGACTGCTGTAGTTTCTGCTTGGAATGTTCTTGTTTGACCCGCAATGAACTGACTATAAGATTGTGCTCTAGTAATACCAGTTAAAGCTGGTCTTCCTGGACCAGAAGTTACTGCTCCACTGGAAACTGAAGTCACATTGATTACAGCAGCAGTTGTTCCACTAGCGGCAGCAACACTCATTGTTACATTACCAGTACTATATCCAGTTCCTCCAGTGAAAAGTCTATAGCTAGCAATACCACCAGTATCAGTTACTGAAGTAACTTCAATAACAAAACCATTACTATCTGCTGCTTCAACAAATTCACCAACAACATAATTATCACCTTGAGTTACAATATTTTCTGAACTCTTTCCTGTATATGTAATAACTTCGTGGTGCATTGTAGAAGTACCATTTTCAATACCAGAAAGTAAAACGTATCCTGGATATCCAGGAATTGGTTCTGGAAATCTTCCAGTACGATTTAATATTAGATCGGAAGTTCCTGTTCCAGTATCTACCAAAATCCTTGCATAAGCAGAACAATTATCAACTTCATAACGAGCTGGTAAGTTTGCTGATCTCAAATATGCTTCAAAATTTACGTTATGATTAGCAACACGATGTGTTTTAATAAATGATCCCAATGGACCACGAATTAGGAAGTCAGAAAATCCAGCACCATACCAGGAGAATTGAATGCCCCACATCTGCATTCGTGATAAACGAAGGTTATATCCAGAAGGACCGTGCCCATTAATGGTATCGTAGTTAAAGTTCTTTTGGGGAACTCTTTCGTCAATCGTCTTTAACATTTTAACATTAGTTGCTGTTGTCCCTCTATTTTCAGGAGACACAGTTAAAGCAGTATCTGATGTAATACCAGTAATACGATACGACTGACCACGAATAACAACAAGATCATTTACCTGTAATTGTTCTGATAAAAATCTTGTATTGGTTCCAGTAACAACTCTAGAACCATTTGAAAGTGAAACCGTTCCGGCAAGTTGGAATGTAGAGGAACGCTTCACGGCATAAAGTTGCTGCCCGTCATACTCCCAATATAATCCATTCTGGTCGTCAAACATACCAGTACGAATAACAGCACCAGTCCAGTTAGTTACAGTAATTCTAGGTTGCTCAGCAAGTACAGCTGTGGTATCAGTAGGAGCAGGGGATAAAGCATCAACAACAAATACTTTATCGGAAGATATTGATTTGACAATATATGAACCATAATAATTATCGCTAGCAATACCTTCTAGGAAAATAGTTGATCCAGTTTGTAAAGCGTGTGGAAATTCTGTTGTGATAGTAACTTCTCCAGTTCCACTACTATAAGTTACTGAAGTTACGTCAAATGTTGGATTAAGTAAAGCACCAGTAGAGAATAGGAAACCTTTACCAGATTGATATCTAAAATACTGCTTTGTTTGGCGTTTTGCTTCTAGTCCATGAACTGGTAATAGCGGACCCATAAAAACACCACCATCAAATGGACGATGAATAAAGAAGCTATCATTACGAGCATAGACCGTAATGTTCCCTAATGTAGGAGTGCCAGTTAATGCCGTTGCTGTATTATTAACTTGATACTGAATAACTGTAGGTGATACAATATTGTTTGCAAAAAATACACCCGCCCAATCTGTATTTCCTCCGGTATCAAATACAGTAATAGGAGAACCAGGAACTAAAGAATGTGCTTCTGAGAATGTAAGTTGAACAAATCCATTACTTGGATTGTTTAAAGCAATAGCTGATACTGGCAATTCAGCACCAGTATAAACACCACCTTTCTTTACGACATTATATGATGTAAGAATAGAACCAGAAGCAATTACTCCTTTTGCTCTATAACTGAATGTACTCAAAGTTGGACTATTATCACTTTCAATAATAAATAGACCATCAGCTAGACCATCAGTAGTTCCAGTAACTGAAATTGGAGTACCAGCAGATAATCCAGTTCCAGCAGCAACTGTAATTGTAACTAACGAATATGGAGTTCCACCATCCGAAGAAATAGCACTAACTGTTAGAGGTGGACCAGCAACTTCATAGAACGAAGGATTTCTACGATTAGAACCAAATGTTTGCCATTTAGTATTTTGAATACCATACTCAAAGTCAGCGTCAATAAGTGATTGAGGGTTTGACACCCTCATACGTTCAATGGCATCCGTTCCAAAATCCCAAGGACGGATCTTTTCGCCTTGAACGTAGTCATCAATATAAATTGACAACTGATCACTTTGAGACATCTGTGAAGTGTCATAGTCTAGAATATAAGTACAAGTACCATCTAGAGCAAAAGGAAAGTATGGATCTGGATAATCCGGGTCTCCTGGATAGACGTGCCCGTGTTCCCTAGTCCATCCTTTTGCAGGATCAAATTGACTAGCAATAATAACGCCACGGGTGGCATTTACAATCATTACTACATTCCTAGTCTCTCTGTGACCTGGAATCGTAATACTACCTTTACCCGTGTTGGGTGCTGCCAGTGAGTTATCTACTGGAATAAATCTGTATAGTTCTTCTTTAATCTGTGCCATTATCTAATACCTCAAAATACGATTGAATAAGCGATTGCTAGTTCTTCACTGATACCACCTGTTGTAGGAGCAGCAGAAGCACCAAAAGCAATTCCCCAGAATGTTTGTCCCGTTGCTGGAGCTTCTACAAATGAAATTATAAGTGGATCTGTAGTGGCATCAGTACCACCAGAAATCGTAAATCCTTTTGTGGCTGATGGTTCCTGAATAATACCACCAACAGAGATTAGCAATCTTGCTGCTGTCGTAATCTCTGTATTAACAAAGTTGGTTCCTGAATTGTAAGACAGAGTGAAGTTAGTTGTGGTTCCATTGAATCCACTAGAGATATCATCCAGAATTCTAAACTCTGTAATGCTATCACTTAATACTTCTACAATACTTTCTGTTCCACTCTGGTCTTTCTTGAGAAAAATCTTCCCATCAAAAGTATTAATTGCTACCTCGCCTAAATCGAGTTGAGCAGTTGTGGGTACTGCCCCTTGTGTGGCTGATCTTCTCAGCCGTACTACTGGTGCTGCCATTGATGATACCTATATAGGTTAAAATGTACCAGCATCCTTATCTGTATCTACAGACTTTTTACGGGATGTGGTTTTGGGCGAAGCATTATTTAACGCTTCCGTGAGTGCCCTGTCGTATGCCTTGATCTTTGCTTTCATTGCAATGATCTGACTCTGGTATGAATGAAGTTCTTCAGTCATAACCTCTACTAGAAGAGCATAATCTACTTGAACTTCATTCATACCAAAATCTCATATAAATCTATTTATCAATATGTGCCAGCGTCAACTGTGATGTTTTGGAGATATCTACCATCAGTAGCACCATCGGGAGCAGAAGCAGCAAGAAGATAACTTACAACCGCTTCATTAGTTCCAGCACCATCAGTTACATTGTACTGAAGTGCTAAGAAAGCAATAGGAGTAGGAGCAAGATCCGTAGCTGTACCATCACCAGCAGTAGTACCAGCAACAAATAAATTAGATCCTTCGTCAAATCCAATAAAGACGTTATCATCATCGCCCCGCTCAATTACAATACCAGAATCGGCGGTTGGGTTGCCTGTAGTACCGTTTGCTAACTCAAGCAATCTGTCTGAAACTACTGTATTGGTTGTGTTAACTGTAGTAGTTGTTCCAGTAACAGTTAAGTTACCGCCAATAGTTACTGTAGTTCCATCGTCAGTAATAAGACTATCAGTTAACTGACCGTTGGTGTCATCCCACTTAAGAACTTTGTTAGCGGTAAAATTGGCAATGTTCTTAAGAGCAAGAGCAGAAGTAGTTCCTTCGCCAGCAGTTTGACCACCTGTAAGACCAGAGTCTGTAGCACCAGTAGTTACAGACTGAACATAGTTACCAGTAGTATCTGTTCCAAGAGCAACCGAATTTGCCTGAACACTGTTAACCGAGAAAGCACCAGTATTGCTGATTGTAACATCACCAGAAGCAGTTACTGAAGTAGCAACATTTGATCCATTACCAACAAGAATATTACCACCTGTTAATGACGCTAACTTAGAGAAAGCGATACCAGCAGAACCATTGATGTCATCATTTACGATGGTGCCATCAGAAATCATCGCGCTGGTAACTGAACCAGTATCAGCAGTGGTTACTACAGTGCTATCAATAGCAATAGTAATGGTATTAGTAGCACCTACTGTTGTATCAATACCAGTTCCACCCGTGAAGGTTATTGTATCTGCCGAAACAACAGATTCGGCAGTGCCAGTATCGGCAGCAATATCAAACCCAGAGAATCCAGCAGTTTGTGCTACCCAAGTTAGAACACCAGAACCATCTGTCTGTAGAACTTGACCTGAATCTCCATCATCAGCTGGTAAAGTTAAGGTGTAATCAGCAGCAAGATTGCTAGGTGGTTGGACGGTAATAGCAGAACCAGTGATATCTTGACTGGTTAAAGTAAGGCTAGCATCTACTCCGTCAGCATTGCCATCAGCAGTTTCAACAGTAAATGCTCTTAGAATTTCATTAGCAGCAGCAGTTGCTCCTGAGTCAGCAACCAACTTAGAAGTTGTTGCTCCGGAATCACCAACATAAAATTCGGTGATTCCAGCATACTTGCCTTGATCGGTGTTATAACGAACAATAGGTTCACCCGCTACTGTATTGGGGACAGCAACTGAAGATGCTACAGAAGTAGTACCTCTTTTAAATCTTAGTGTTGGTGCAGCCATTTATTTACCTTAATAGATAATATTTCTATATCTATTTAGTATGTTCCGTAGTCTAACGTGTCATCAAGTACATCGTCGGATACGTCAGTAACTTGTGAAGCAGGAATGTATTGATGTAATTGTGTAGCTTCATTCCACACCAGGAGATAATTATTTTGACGATCAATCGTGTTTACATCAGATAAATTTGATATAGAATTTGGTGAAGCATTTATATCTACTACCCTTTTAATCTCAGTATCTTTTACAGTGACTGATATTCTATACGTGCTCATATCTTTGACCTTTTCTCCAATTAAATCTAACTGATACTTACTCATAATACACCAGGACTTACAGTCAAAATACCTTCTAAGTATTTGTCAACATCACCCACTGGGGAAGTGAGATAAACATCGTATAAATATCTTCCAGCTTTAAGATCTCCTGTTTTTGGGATATTGTTTACTGTATCTTCTGTAGTGCCACTTAAAGATAAAGTAACCAAACCTTCTGCCGTATTACCTACAGGAACCTGAGCGTTAAAAGCATAAGTAGGAGTTACCGATTGATAACTCCTAGAAAACTTTGCCGTTACAGTGTATCCCAGCAAATTTATATAGTTAGAATTTTCATCTCTAAGATTAAATTCTACAAATAAATCTGCCCCTTGATCTACACTTAGATTAACTGGAATTGCCGTTCTCATTCTAGACGAGTATTATGTCTCAGTATTATTTATCTCTTCTGGTTCTGGGGCTTCCAGCATATCTAAAGTTTCAATACCACCTAGAACTTTTAACCTAAACTCTTTTAAGTTAACTAAGTTCTTTTCTAACTCTTCTAGTTTTTCCTCAACTTTTTCAAGTTGTTCGTTTAGTTTCTGTCTAGCTTCTGATGATTCCATAATTATTCACTCAGCATTAATTGTTTAATATTGATAGTCCCGTCTGTGGACTTAATCGATTCAATAACTTCTCTATTTATTAAATCTGGATGTACCCACCAATCTTCATAACTGCTTTTTCCATCCGGAGATACATCAGCAACTACCAGTTCATAACCATAAGATTTTAGATATCTTCTTGATTTATTTTTAAAAGACCTAGTAAAATCAATGTAGTCATCGTGTTCGTATGTGATAACTCCGAATTTATATTTTTCAAACGGAATAGAAATCAAACATTGGAATGTATTGATTGCTGGTTCAATATCTAGTTGAAGGTAATCAATCTCCGTAGTATCGAAATGAGTATCCAATATTTTTTCGTAGTTAAGCTTTAGGGCATCATCAAACAAAACTAAATTTTTTCTTCTAGATTTATGCTCGTTCACATAAATTGGGTTTGATTCAACACCAATACCTTTCCAACCAAATTCTTCTAACAATACAGTGTTACTTCCGAAGTGAGAAGGACCAGATCCAATTTCGAAATAAGTTCCTTTCTTCTTACCCTCTGTCATGTAGAGAACAAACATGTCTTGAAAGACTTGAGATCTATTCTCTTTAATTTTTTCTGCATCGGGGAACTTGTATTTTAGATTAACGAAATCTTTTTCTTCGTACTTCACAAAAGCATCACTATCAACAAGAAGACCAATACGATTGATGTCATCTTGTACAGCTTTTTGATCTTCTTCGTCTAGTTTTTCCCATACTCCCGGAGCACTTAGGTCACGTAAAATTTGTCTAGTCTCGTGGTTTTTATCCCAGAACCATGCTGTTTTTGATTTTTGATACAAGAGATGTTCTTTACTTTTATATCCAATAAAAGTCATTAACGGTTTACAATCAAAGTCACAGAATTCTAGTGCTAGAGTAAACTGAACATGAGCTTCAGCATACTCTTTTCTATTCATATGATGTACGCCGAGAAGATAATACGCTTCTGGTCTCTTTGGTAAAATAATCTGAGCATGTTTTAGAAAAGCTTTAGATGTAAACTCTCTTCTTTTTTGTGAGGTAAAACAATAGGAAGCCCTACACAAAGATTCATATGCTAACTCATCTTCCTTTGCTCTTTCAGCACATCTTAAGTAGTTACTAAAAGCAGAAGCTGTATGTCCTCTAGTGTGATATTCATATGCCAAGTCAAAATTATTCATGGCATCTTCTGGATCTTTTGCAAATTTTAAAAGAACATCTTTAAATTTTTTATCCATGATCAAACCTCAATAAACGAATCAAAAAATGTTTCTGGTACTCTTAGCAAGAATGATGTGTTATCTTGAAAACCAAAAGTAATTAAATAATTTCCTTCATGGAAACACATACCACAAGAAAATTCAACATGTCCTCCTAGAAAGTTGAACTCTTTAGAGTAACCATGTACATTCCAATCTTTATCAAAAACAATAAAACGATGTCTATAAGTACAATTCTTTCTTCCCGTCTCTGTCTTGAATAAACTAGTTACGTGACACAGAGCTATTCTATAATCTTCTTTATATGGAATTACCTGTGATCCACCTCGAAAATCAAAATCAATATCTAATTTGTTTTTTCCAAGATAAATTTGTTCAGTTAATTTAGTCTCAGGATTATATTTAACGACCTCTACTGGATTACACCATTTTACGTATGTGTAAGGTAAATCAACAACAGGCATCCAGTTTTTCTCACAGTAGGATTTTCCTGTATCAGGAACTGCTTCTCCTGGAATTGGTAGTCTTTGTCTAGAGATTTCTTTAAATGATCCATTCTCTTCTTCAATCTCAGACAGCTCCATTCTACCAACACCGTTAGTAGTAGTGTCTCTTCTGACACCAGACAGAAACACTTTATTATCCCAGTGACAGATTCTTGCGTCCTCTAAACCAACAAATTCCCACAGTGGGTCTTTATCTAATTCAGAAGTATCAACTTTCGAATAGTAATTAAAATCTGATAGATCTTCATTAATTACACCAAGAAAATTATTAGTTCTAAGCTTCCAATCATCTTCTGGGTGTACATAAACTACAGGACCCCATGGATGAGCATACTTTACCTTTTCTGCATGTAACAAGGTGTACTCTACATTCCGTAGATTGACATACAACTTGTCATTAATTGGTAAAATAGAACAATTGGTAAGACCTAATCCACCGGTATGCTTAGAGTCAACTACTAATGGAGTAATGTCACCACCATTCTCAATGGCTAATTTAGCAAAATTTTCAATCATGAAATAGAATTCAACTCATTTTTTAATATTTATGTTACCACAAATTGGTTAAATCGTCTATAAACTTCTAAGTCTCTAGTATTTGCTTGCCAGTCAACAGCGTAGATGTTTAAATAATTTCTCCTGTTTTTTGATCCACCAGCACCACCACTCAATTGAGTAATATTTAACTGTACGTTAGGACCGTAATATCCACCAGTGACTCCTGCAGCTAAAGATGTTTGAAAAAAGTAAGTATTAATTCCGCTAGCAGGAGTACATGAAAGAGTTCCCGATGAAGCAATGTTTACTAAAGATCCTGGGTTTCTTAAATTTAATGAAAAAGTTACAGTGTTACTATTGCCAGCTGGAATTAATCCCGTCTCGGTTCTAATATCAAGAAAAACTCTAAAGATATTAATATTTCCGGCACCTAGATCTAGAAAACCAGGACCCCCTTGAGCAGTGCCCACTTCATTTAAATTTTCAAAATCAACAGTAACAGTAGGTTCTGAGTTTCCATTTCCATTATAAACAATTTGTTGACTATTATCAGTAAATGTAATAGGAAATGTGGTATCGGGACCAGTAGAATCCGGTGTTCCGGACTGGGGATACGGATCAATAGGGTCTCTAATATCAATACCAGTTACTCCACCAGAAGTTGTAGTAAAGTCAAGGATATCTACTAATCCATTTGGTCTTACCAGTCTGTAATTATTTTCACCTACGTTAGTTAAATCTACGTAAAACGCCATGTTATGTCAATGCTGTTGGTACTAATGTCAGACTAATAGTTGCTTGAATTGCTGTTCCTGTTGGAGCTGCTGCGTGATTTTGAACTTCGAAGTATAAAATATCACCATCAGCAATTGTATTGCTAACCCACCCCGTAGTAACTCCCGAAGCAGCATTAGCATTTGATAGTGACAAAGTTCCACTGAAAGCACTTGGAGCTGTTCCGGCAGTTAATTCGGCAAGCGTTCCTTTTGTGATAACAACATCAAATGAGTCTGGAACATTATAAGGGAAGGTAGAAAGAATATACCAATCAGTTATAGTATAAGCACCGTCAAATCTTAACGATCCATGTGGTTCGTTTTGGATAACTTCGTTACCACCATCAATAACAAGATTAACAGTTTTTCTATTATCAATGTAGGAAGCAGAGTAGTCACTGGCAAATGACATTACCATGTCACCTGGAGTTGTTACTTCTGCTGGTAAAGTTATATTATAACCAAGAGTTCCAATAGTAGCAGGAACAGTAACGCCAATAGTGCGTGGAGTGCCTTGAGCATCTTGGAAATCAACTTTACCGGCAGCTCCTTCAGCAGTAATAATAACATCACCTGTTCCATTTGGAGACAACAGTAAGTCAGTATCTGTAGGAGTGGTGATGCTATTGTTGACTTGAATACCAGCATTAACGGTCAAAGCAGTTAATGTTCCTACAGAAGTAAGACTAGAGTTCAAAACTGTAGATCCAAGAGTGGTGCTATTTAAAAGCAGTTCTCCATTGATCTGAATCTCACCGGCAGTATTCTGGAAGTTTAATGTATTTGTGTTATAGATTAAATAGTTGCCAGCAGTTTTATCCTCGAAACCACCAGTGTTGTCTGATGTTTGGATGTTTCCTGCTGGACCCTGGGAAACATTATCACCTGTTAATGGTGGACCCCACTCTAGTACAGCTGTTGTTGCTCCTACAACTGACTGATCACTATGAGAGGCAATCTTAAGTACATAACCAACTGCTTCTGTGTTGTTACTAGTTCCTGGAACTAATGCTGGTAATGTAATACTATAATCTCTAGTGATGTCAGCAGGTGCTTGGAACTGAGCATAATTTGATGCTCCATCATCACTAAATCTCAAAAATGATGGATTGTTAGCACCATCGTACTGTAAATCAAATACTAAATTAGTATCATCATAAACAATGGTGGATGTAGCACCCGTAACACCGGCATTATTAAACTGAATCTGTCCGTCCGTACCAGCAGCGGTGGCAACAACAGGACCAAACGATCCTGTAATTTCTCCACTAGATTCACTAAACGTCATTACATATCCACTAAACCCAGGGGTTCCGATAGTAGATGGGAATGTAATATTATAAGGATCAGATTGTGTATTTGCTACTTTAAATGAAATTTCTACTGGAGTAGCTGTAGTATCCCTTAGAGTAATAGAACCACCGCTGATCTGATTAGGATCTTCTACAGTTGGTTGATTTAATATTTGTGCTCTTGTTAAAGCCATTATGCCTGTGCCTCCTTCCAAGATAATACAACATCAACTACAGTATCCTCCGATGATTTGTTTGTAACTACAAAACCAATCATCTCTGGTCCGTTGGGGAACAAACCATTTCCACCAACAATAGAGTTCTGTAATTCTTTAACGTTAGAAACATCAAAGAATGATGTTTCATCTGACGTAATGAATTTAAATAGAATCTCTCCTCCCTCTAAATTAAGAGTTGATGCTGCTGGGGCATTATATTGAGAGAATGATGGTTGGTATCCTGTTTGAACACCACCACCGGCATATGGAATAGCATTAGCTGGTGACCAAGATATTGCTGTGGGATCAACATTGGATGGGTTTAGAATACCAGTAACTTCAATACTTCTAGGTTCAATAATAATTTGCTGACCTACGCTTCTAGGAACACCAATGTTAATAATTTCAAGTGCGGATAGGTTAACTCTTGATCTATTAATTAATTCTCTTTCTCCTACTTCTCCGGATATTGTGTTACTCACCGCCGGAGCAGGTCTAAAGAGTAGAACTGTGTCTGATGAACCGGCAGCAATAGTAACACCAAATCTAGATGTAGTAAATCTAAATCCAGTATCTTCTGTAAATCCACCATCCATGATTACGGCAGAACCCCAGTGAGAAATTTGAGGAGCAATATTAGCATCAATAAATTGTACAGAACTGTTTAGTGGATGATCTTGAGCTGATGTAATACCACTAAATGTTCTATTTGATCCATTAACAAAACGAGTATAACTAGATCCTCTTCCGGTTAGTGTAACATCATTGCCACTAATTCCACTATAGTCAACAATTTCGCTGACTAAACCTAGTCCACCCTGTACACTCTTGATTAATAATTTTCCTGATTGTGGGAATAATTTCTCGGCATTCCTTACTTGAATAACACCTGTTCCTGTTCCTGTTGATGGATTAGATAGAACTTTACTATGTCTACACGAAGTTACAATTTCATATCTTGCTGGTAAGTTACCAGATCTCATGTAAGCTTCAGTTTGGAAGTTAGCATTTGCCATACGGTGAGCGGTAATCCATTCACCCAATGGTCCTCTTACTTGGAAATCAACATATCCAGCACCATACCAACTCCACTGGATACCCATCATTTGAAGCCTATCAATATGTAAATTATATCCAGAAGGACCATGCCCATTGATAGTATCTGTATTGAAAACATCTGAAGGTACTCTAGTTTCTGAGATTACACTAATCTTGGAATTATTAATTGAAACTCCTCTATATGCTGGATTAACATGCATTACAGTTGATGATTCTACATCTGTAATTTCGTAGACTTGACCTTTAATTAGTACTTTATTTCCTGCTACAAATTGTTCTCCAAACCTCGTGCCAGTTCCTACAATTTCATTCGAACCCTGTGTTAGATCTACTCTTCCAGTTATTTGAATTGTTGAATTTCTGAGAACAGCATATAGTTTGTCTCCGTCATATTCCCAGTATGCTCCGTTGGCATCGTCAAACATACCAACCCTAGTTGCTGCCCCCCTCCATTCTTGAGCAACTACTTTTGGTTCAAGACCCAAAACTGCAGTTCCGGTGGGAATACCGGTATTCAATCCATCGTTAACTCCGCCTACGCCAAAGTCTCCAATGGTAAAAGTATCACTGTCTGTAATACCAGTAACTTCATACAAAGTATAATTATAATCAGTAATGTCTGAATTATAACCAGTAGTATCGATACCAGATAAAGCTACCTTAACACCTATTTGAAATCCGTGGGGGATATCTGTAGTCACCGATATATTAGTTCCATTATAAGTAGCGGAGGAAACGTCATAAACAGGACAGAATAATGTACCTGTGGAGAAATTAATTCCTTTACCTGACTGATATCTGAAATAACGTTTTGTTTGTCTCTTTGCTTCTAACCCAGCAAACGGATAGAAGGAGTTAATTAACACACCCCCATCAAAAGGTCTATGAGTAAACGTAGCATTGGTGATAGCATATACTGACAATCCAGTTGTCACTAAAGATCCGTCTTGTGTTACTCCAGTATCATACTTAAATGAAGTAGAATTAATTACTTCATTTACGAAGAATGGACCTTCGGCAATTTGCTGTCCAGCACTATCATCAATCAAGATGAATGGAGAACCTGGGAAAAGACCATGCGGTTGAATAAAGCTAGCTGTTACATTTGTACCGGGACTAGCATCTGCCTGATAAGTATCAATAGCTAAACTAGAACCATCAAATAGAGAAGCTTCTCTAATAGATGTATATGGTGTTTCTAAATTTGTTCCTGTTACTTGTGCTTTCGCTGTATACGTAAAAGTTGTAGATCCATTGGAAGTTGCTACAATATAAGCTCCTTCTGCTAAGACAGCGCCATCAGTCAATCCAGTAACAATAACTGGAGTACCTGCTGCTAAAGCTTGTCCTGCTTGTACTACAACTGTAATAGTAGAAGGGTTTGCTCCATCAGTATCTACACTATTAACAACTAAAGGTAACCCTGTTGCTTCGGAGAAAGAAGGATATCCTGTGTTAAAACCAATGTTTTGCCATTTGGATTCCTGAAGACCATATTCAAAGTCAGCATCAATTAGGTTCTGACCTTGTGATACTTTAATTCTTTCGATACTATCAACGGCAGCTTCATAAGGTCTTACTGTTAGACCTTTTCTTTCGTCTTCTACGAGAATGAGCAAGACATCCGTATCGCTCATTGAAGTAGTGTCATAATCTAAAAGAAATGTACAGTCTCCATCAATAGACCATGGGAAGTCTGGATCTGTTCCGAGAAGTGGGTGAGAATGTTCCCTGGTTGCTCCCTTTCCCTCTTCACTAACACTATAGATTACCGTGTTAGTAGTAACGTTGATAATCGTTAGTAGGTCATTAAGATTTAAGTGACCAGGAATTTTTACAGTCTTGGCACTAGCGTCGAATACGTAGTTTTCTTCTTTTCTTCTTGCCATGATTTATAGATTAGACTCCGAATATGAGTGAGTTGACTAATGACTCTTCTTTAGTAGCATAGACCGTAGTTGGTGAATTTGTTTGTTTAAACATAACACCAAAGAAGCTTTGATCTGTTTCTGGTGCCTCAGCAAATATAATTTGTAGGTCTTGAGCTCCGCTGCTATTATTTAGCCTGAAACCACTTGTACCACCTGCTCCAAATCCACTATTGTCTGGTTCTTGAATGATACCACCCACTGAAATCATCAGTCTGGCAATCTCGATTTGAATATCACTATTGAGTTGAGTAACGCCACCAACTTGTACTGTGAATATAGTCTGAGTACCATCAAATGCAGGCGTAAGAGTAATGTTAACAATTTGATCAGGAACACTAGCAGTAGGACCTTGGGTGCCTTGAGCACCACCAGCACCAGTTTCACCAAGCTGACCTTGAATACCTTGGATACCTTGTGAACCTACTCCACCACCAGTACCTTGCTGACCCTGGACACCTTGTTCGCCTTGGGGACCTTCATCACCCTGGATACCCTGTTCACCCTGTTGACCTTCATCACCCTGGATACCTTGATCTCCTTGGACACCTTGATCACCCTGAATACCTTGGTCACCCTGGATACCCTGTTGACCTTCATCACCCTGGATACCTTGATCACCCTGGATACCCTGTTGACCTTCATCACCCTGGATACCTTGCTGACCTTGGGGACCATCTTCGCCTTGGATACCCTGTTCACCCTGTTGACCTTCATCACCCTGGATACCTTGCTGACCTTGGGGACCATCTTCGCCTTGGATACCTTGATCACCCTGGATACCTTGGTCACCCTGAATACCTTGATCTCCTTGGACACCTTGATCACCCTGAATACCTTGATCTCCTTGGATGCCTTGGAGACCTTGCTGACCTCTAAGATTGGATGTAAATTCCCAATCACCAGATCTCAAGATATAGAGATCCCCAGTAGCTGTGTCAATAATAGCATCTCCAGCAACTGCCGTAATACCTTGACCCGTTAGATCATTATTAATGATAGTGTTAATAGCTGATTGATCAGCTGGATCTGTCTTATCAAGAACACCGCCATTTGTAGCGTCTGTTACGTTACCAATAATATCGAGTGCTTTACCTAGTTCACCTTGAACACCCTGATCACCCTGGACGCCCTGGTCTCCTTGGATGCCTTGATCGCCCTGTATTCCTTGGTTACCTGTATCACCAATGTCACCAGTTCTGGCAAAGGTAATCAAGACATCATCATCATTAGCAAAGTCAGCACCAGCTTCTTGTTGGAAAACACACTCAATAGTCCAGTAAGTTCCGTTATCAGTTAAAGTATCAATAGAGAAGAACTTAAATCTTGCTGAGTTACCATTTTCAGAAATTCTAAATTGACCCTTAATAGTAGACGTAGAAGAAGCAATTGTAGTTAAGAAGTTAACGATGCTAGAAGAAGCGTCATCAGTTTCATTAATATAAAGTTCTGTAGCGAGATTTTGAGTAGCATTGTTTAAAGCTAAACGTCCAGAACCTGGATCTACAGATGTTGTTCCGCTATCAAAGGTGTAGTCAAATGTGGCACCACCAAAGTTACCTGTTGGACCTTGAACACCTAGTTCACCTTGAATACCTTGGTCTCCCTGGATACCCTGTTGACCTTCATCACCCTGGACACCCTGGACACCTTGGTCTCCTTGAACACCTTGATCTCCTTGGACACCTTGGACACCTTGATCGCCCTTAATATTACCTACATTAGTCCAAGTACCAGATCCGTCATATACCCATAGGTCACCGGAAGCAATATCGATAACACCTTCGTTCTCTAGTGCTATATCTTCTGGTGGACCGAACTGAGTTGGTTTAGTAACAAATTCGTAGTTTAATAGATTATTTGGTTGATTGGGTCCGATAGCAGCTGCTGGGAATCCAACACCATCTCTATCTTGAGCAATAGTTCCGTTTACATCTACTACAGAACCAATAATAACTAGAGACTTACCTGTATCGCCTTGAATACCTTGAATACCTTGGTCTCCCTGGATACCCTGTTGACCTTCATCACCCTGGATACCTTGATCTCCTTGGACACCTTGATCACCCTGAATACCTTGATCTCCTTGGATGCCTTGATCACCTTGAGTGCCTTGTGTTCCCTGAACACCTTGATCACCCTGAATACCTTGATCACCCTGGACACCTTGATCACCCTGAATACCTTGGTCTCCTTGGATACCTTGGTCACCCTGAACACCTTGATCACCTTGGATACCTTGATCACCCTGAATACCTTGGTCTCCTTGGATACCTTGGTCACCCTGAACACCTTGATCACCTTGGATACCTTGAACACCTTGGTTACCAGCTGGACTAAAGGTGACATGTACTTGCTGTCCGGGTTGGAAACTAACACCATCAATGTATACAACATCAATTCTTACATAATCATTTGGTCCAACATTAGTAACACCTTCTACCTGGAATACAGCATACTCATTTTGAGTATTATCGTATGGGAGGAGAGTTAAGAAACCTCTACTACCAGTGATACCATAATTATCAAAACTAGTGAAGTAATCAATAAGATTAACAGTGTTTACATCCTGTTTGTCAAAAGCAATCAGTTGTGTTGAAGCAGGTGATGGTCCATCAAACCTAACATTGTTAGTGCCTGGTAAATTAAAAACGTTTGTATTATTACTAAAGATATAAGGAAAACCATCTCTGTTTCCTTGATCACCCTGGACACCCTGGACACCTTGGTCTCCTTGAACACCTTGATCACCCTGGACACCTTGATCACCCTGAATACCTTGATCACCCTGGATACCTTGATCTCCTTGGACACCTTGAGGACCTTGGTCTCCTTGGATACCTTGATCACCCTGAATACCTTGGTCTCCTTGGATACCTTGGTCACCCTGAACACCTTGAACACCTTGATCACCTTGGATGCCTTGAAGACCTTGGAAACCTTTAATAGTACCTACGTTTAACCAAGTAACTTCATCTAACTGAAGAATGTAGAGATCACCAGTTAGTTCATCGATAACACCTTGGTTAAAAGTAGCTGCTGGATTAGGGAAACCATCAAATTCATTAGTAATGTAATCGCCAATATTAGCATAATTAAAAGTGGAATCTACAGTGAGTGTAATAGCAACTGTTCCACCGACACCACCTAATTCAGTATCAGTAATACTAACAGTTTCTGTTGCTACAAATCCTAGACCATGATACAGGACAAGGTTTGAGACATTACCGACACCATCTACATCAAAGTTTAAATCTGCTCCGAGACCAGCAAGGTCTCCATCTACTTGTACGGTATAACTACCAGCTGCTAAGTTAGACGTACCTGTATTAGATGTAACAGTGAACGTATCGATAGTACCTGCATCTCCCCCAGAAGTTTCTGTTAGAACTCCTCCTAGAGTTACGTCCTCGATAGATCCAATAATGATAAGGTCTCTACCACGACGACCTTGAATACCTTGTTCACCTTGGATACCTTGATCACCCTGGACGCCCTGGTCTCCTTGGACACCTTGATCACCCTGAACACCTTGAACACCTTGATCACCCTGTACACCTTGATCGCCCTGGATGCCCTGAACACCTTGCTGACCTTGGTTACCTTTAACACCAACTGTACCTTGGACGCCCTGGATTCCCCTGTCTCCATCAGTTCCTTGTACTCCTTGTTCGCCTTGGAAACCTCTTAATCCTTGAGATCCCCTTTCTCCCTGAACACCTTTATCACCCTGGATACCTTGGTCACCCTGAATACCTTGGTCACCCTGAATACCTTGATCACCCTGGATACCCTGTTCACCCTGTTGACCTTCATCACCCTGGACACCCTGGACACCTTGTTCGCCTTGAGGACCATCTTCGCCTTGGATGCCTTGTTCTCCCTGGACTCCATCGTCGCCTTGGATACCTTGCTGACCTTGGGGACCATCTTCGCCTTGGATACCCTGAATACCTTGGTCTCCCGCCCCCTGGATACCTTGTTCGCCTTGAATACCCTGACTAGCTTGTGGACCTTGGAGACCCTGAGTTCCCTGGTCGCCAACACCTTGTCCACCCTGAATACCTTGTTCACCTTGAATACCTTGTTCACCTTGGTTACCAGTTCTACCTTGGGCTCCCTGGAGACCTTGAACACCTTGATCACCCTGAATACCTTGATCTCCTTGGACACCTTGATCACCCTGAATACCCTGGACACCTTGGACACCTTGGTCTCCTTGATCACCCTTAGTTCCTAGAGAACCCTGGGAACCTTGAATACCTTGGTCACCCTGAATACCTTGATCACCCTGGATACCCTGTTCACCCT